ATCGATGAGCTGATGGAGGGGTCAGGAGCGGAGCACACGGAATGGACGGACGCCGCCAGGCTCAAGGACATGATGTTCGACCCCGAGAAGTACGAGGTAGTTTCTCGCCAGCCCATGCCCGAGATTGTCGTCTTGCCCACAACGGGTATCCCGCTTCCCGACCTGACGAACACGTTCATCGTGAAGAACGCGGGCATCTTCCTCCAGGCGCAGAAGGAGGGTCGTGACATCCTCCTTGAGATGATGGGGCGTCAGTTCACGGGGACGATCACCGAGTACGTTGCATGGCCCGGTGGCAACATGGCTAAGATTCAGGTCATCATGCGCGATATGACCGGCCAGGATTTACCCGACGATCTGGTCGAGGACGTGGGCCAGTACATGAAGGACGGTTTCAGGGTTTGAGCCTCTACATGGATCGCCGAGGTATTCATCGCCGACTGGCGCCCGCGCCATAAACTTGAGCAACTGGCTACTCGCAGAGGGCCACGCGAAAAAGGTGGACTGGTGAGCAATGGAAGCGGCATGGTCGCCGAGCAACGAAGCGGCAAGCATCGAAGCGTAAGCGTTCGTCGCGTGATAACGCGACAAAGGAAGTTCGCTAGGAAAACGAGGGACGGCATCAATCGTCGTCGGGCTTCGCAGCAGGAGCGCAACGCTCCGAGGTAAGCGGAGCATGACAAACTCTCGACGTGATTTAGCCACGGGCGCGGCTAGCCTGGCAGCGGGGGCGATTACGTTCGATCTGGGCAAGACGGCCTGGACAGATCGCGAAGCTGACGTAGAACTCGCGGCGATCAACGCAGAGCTGTGCCAGCTGGAGCTGAAAGAATTTGTCCAGCGGGCATGGCCGATCGTCGAGACCGACTTCGACAAGCCGCTTGTCTGGAACTGGCACCTCGACGTTATGTGTCAACGTCTTGAGCAGATCACCTACGGGGAGCCCGGCCAACGCCTCATCGTCAACATCCCCCCTGGTTGCATGAAGTCCCTGCTGATTAGCGTGTTCTGGCCATGCTGGGAGTGGGCGTCGAATCCTTCGCTCCGCTATCTCACCGCTGCGTACTCGACCGACAACACCATTAGGGACAATCTGAACGCACGGGCGATTATTACCTCGGACTGGTATCAGCGATATTACAAAGTTCGCCTGAAGGACGACCAGAACGTCAAGATGAAATTCGATACTACGGCTGGCGGCTGGCGTATTGCGTCGTCAGTTGGAGGGCGGGCCACGGGCGAGCACCCTGACCGGATCATCATTGACGACCCCCACAAAGCAGATGATGTCCACTCCGACGTGAAGCGTTCTGACGTAATTCGATGGAACGATCGAACGATCTCGACACGCGGCGCTGTACGCGGGGCATCTGTGGTCCTGGTGATGCAACGACTCCACGAGGAAGACCTGGCAGGGCACCTCATCGGCATGGAGGGCTGGGATCACATTTGCTTCCCTATGAGGTACGAAACCACCCGAGAGGCTGAACCTAATTGGCGGCCCGACCCGCGAGATCCTCGCACCGAGGCCGGAGAGCTTCTGTGGCCGCAGCTGTTCACCGAAGAGATTCTCAGGCCCATGGAGGCACTCCTGGGACCGTATGGCGTTGCCGGTCAGATGCAGCAGCGCCCAGCACCGGAGGGCGGAGGACTTTTCCATCGGGAATGGTTCGAGATCGTGGACGCGCCGCCAGGCCAGGCGCTTAGATGTCGAGGATGGGATACGGCGGGTACCGAGGGAAGCGGTGACTGGACGGTGGGCGTGAAGATCGCCCAAGCCGGTCCCGTATTCTATATCGAGGACGTGGTACGGGTGCAGTCCGACGCCGGAGGGGTGGAGCGCATCATCGCCCAGACGGCGGCTACAGACGGGAAGAGTTGCCGGATTCGCGAGGAGGAAGAACCTGGCAGCTCGGGAAAAGCCGTGACCCAGGATCGTGCCAGGCTCCTCGTAGGATATGATTACGGCGGCGTCAGGGTTACGGGCAACAAGGTCATCCGCGCTCGCCCACTCCGAGCGCAGTGCCAGGTTGGTAACGTGAAGCTCGTCAGGGGTGCATGGAACAAGGCATTCCTCGATGAGCTTTGTTCGTTTCCTTCTGGCGCTCATGACGACCAGGTGGATGGTACCTCATGCTCGTTCAATGACCTGACCTCCGGGCCGATGCCGGTTCGTGTTGTCGAAGCAGAGTGGGGATAGAAAGTGCCAGTCGAAACTCCGAACGCCGAGTACGCCGAGTACGTTGAGCGTTGGGTCAGATGCCGAGATTGCTACGAGGGATCTGACGCCATCAAGGATGCTGGTGCTGCATACTTGCCGCCGCTCGATTCCCACGACAATCCTTCCCAGTCAGGGAAGTATGCGGCTTACAAGATGCGGGCGCTGTTTTTCAACGCCACCGCTCGCACCGTTGACGGGCTCTCCGGCGCCGTCCATCAGAAGAACCCGATCTTCAAGCTGCCCAACGAGAAGCTCAGGAACCACCTGGATGACATCACGCTCACGAACGTGACTGCTGACTCGTTTGCGTTCACGACCACCCAGGAGATCCTCAAGATTGGCCGCTACGGCATCCTGGTGGAGATGGCATCGGACGACTCTCCTGAAACGCGACCATATTGGATTGGCTATGTCGCCGAGGCGATTGTCTCGTGGAACACCGATCGCATCGATGGCGCGGAAGTCCTAACGCGGGTCGTGCTGAAAGAGATGATCTCGGTGCCCAGTTCTGACGTGTTCGTTGATGATCTCATCGAACAGTACCGAGTCCTGAAGCTGGCCGATGGGGTCTATACCCAGGAGCTTTGGCGCCGATCGAACTCTTCCGACTCTGAGAAAGGCGGCTCGTTCAAGCCATGGTCTGAGGACGGAGAGGAGACGGTGGTCATTCCCAAACGTCGCGGCACGAAGCTCGACTTCATCCCGTTCGTGTTCATCTCTCCCACCTCGATCACGCCTGGCGTGGACAAGCCCCCGCTGATAGACCTGGTGGACGTGAACCTCAGCCACTACCGTACGATGGCCGACCTGGAGCATGGGCGCCACTTCACGGCACTGCCCACACCGTGGGTCTCGGGCATCGCTGATCCTCAAACCACAAAGCTGTCGATTGGCTCTGGGAAGGCATGGATTCTCTCCTCTGATGGACGCGCTGGAATGTTGGAGTTTACGGGCCAGGGTCTCGGCGCCCTGGAGGCTGCCGACGAGCAAAAGCGAAAGATGATGGCTACCCTCGGGGCTCGGTTGCTGGAGGAGCAGCCTCGCCAAGCTGAGACGATGGGAGCGGTGGGCATGCGCCACTCGGGCGAGCACGCCACGCTTCGCTCCGTAGCGATGTCGATCGAGCGGGGCATTACCCAGGCGCTGAAGTGGCACGTCTGGTGGATGACGCCTTCGGTCGCTACATCGAAAGAGGTTGAGGCCACCGCCAAGCTGAACAAGGAATTCTTCACCACTAAGATGTCGTCAGCCGATCTGAAGAATTGGGTTTTCGCTCTCCAGTCCGACGCCGTTACTTACGCTACTTTCTACGCCGCCTTGGAGGAGGGCGACCTAACCCGAGATGGTATCTCTTGGGAGGAGGAGCTGAAGCAGATCGAGGATGCTGGGGGATCACCTAACTCCGGCCCCGTGGCCGTTATGCTGCCCCCGGACAATGCGAGGGACTGACTGGCGTGACTCCCCGCTCAGGCCCGTAGATGTCCACGTCACCGCGAGTGTAGCGGCGCTCGCGGGGCCGCAACCTTTCGCGACCGTCGTTTCATCGTTGGAAGTCGCTACGGTGCAGATCGCCAGCGGTGGGGCGGTCGCGTTTCCTGGGTCGAGTGTCGCCACCGGGGTCACGGCGGAGGCTTCTGTTATCGCTGGCGCTCTTGTTGCTCCAGCTGGAATGGAGGCGTTTTGGCGAGATCGTGGCCCCGGTGGCTCTGGTCACAGAAGCTCCCAAGCCCATTTCGATCTCCCGCGTTGCTCATCCACGACCTCCCGTACGGCGAAGGCCGCCGCGAAGGCGATGACAACTCGGCTAAAAGAAAAGCGCCCCGCTCAATCCGGCCCCGGAGAGCGAGACGCTGATACATCGGCGACTGCTGTGGAATCGATCCTAACATCTGACGAAGGAGGCGGAAGGCATGGATTACACGGCGGCGGTGCAGGAGGCGTGCGAGCTGACCGCGCAGAAGGGGTACGACCTCCAAACCTGGATGATCGTTCTGAATCGGGAAACGGGCACGGACCCGGATCGACTCCGCCGAGCGTCGGCGATTCTCTCGGGGGTGACCGACTTGCTGAGGAAGAACGCCGTCAGCTCCAACGGGTAGACGACCGCGCCTCGTCGGCGCCTCGCACACACGAGATACACGAGACACAACGACACGCAAGCGAAACGCAAGCGAGCCGCAACGAGGCGCACGACTCTCAACATACTCAACAGACGCACGGGAGGGCCGACCCGCTCGACCTGTTCGATCTGGACGATGAAGAGATCATCGTGCTTCTGGAGGCCGCGTAATGGCCAACCGACCACCGCAAGGCAAGAAGGAGCCAGCATTCCGCGAGCTGCACAAAGTAGCTGACGCGGCGGAGCCTCGCCTGGACAGGGCGTTCCTTCGAGCCGCAGAGCGGATGAAGAAGAAGATCATGATCCATGAGCTGGGCATCGCATTCTCGTCGGGCTCGGTACGTCGTGTCATGAAGCTGCTGAAGGACCGGATGGACATCAAGGAGAACCTGGAGCCCATGGGCCAAATCTCCTCCGACCTCTTTGCCAGGGGTTTCAACTTGGGGCGCCGTATCGCCAACGAAGAGATAGAGGCACGGCTGCTCAACGAAGAGATAGAGGGGACCATCCAATGAAGTGCCTGACCTGTCGCGGAGCCTGTTGTGAGGAGATGTTCATTCCGTTCAGTGGCACCCCCCATGTACCTGGCGACGCCGGAGCCACGGATGTCAATCAGTGGTTCGCTGCCCATGGAGAGGTCCACGGCGAGGACTTGAGGCTGGAATGCGCCTGCAACCACCTGACCGACGAAGGGTCATGCGGGATCTACGACACTAGGTTCATGCTCTGCCGTCAGTACGTCGCCGGAGGCCCTCACTGTCTCTCTGTGGTGGCCAGGAGACGCACCCCGGAGGAGTATCAGGAGATTCGTGAGGACGGAGATCCCCTGACGTTGACGGAGCAGTAATGCCCAGCACTTCTCTTCCAGCCTCCTTCAACTCGAAGCTG